AGATGCACTGGTATTGTTACGAACCCCTACTTCTTTCATGGAATACAAACCAGAGGCATAGTCTTCTTTAATTTTTTTAACATCATCTTCCGAAATAATTCTAAAACCTCTTTTGATACCCCACTTTAACCGTCCCTTTTTTATCTTGTCATTGATGTTGTCTTGTTGAGTTCCTAAAAATAAATGTTGCGGGTTAACACATTTTGGATTATCACACTTATGACATACAAGAGTGCTACTTGGTAGCATCTCCCCATTGTTATTGAAGTGCTCGTAAGAAAATCGATGGGCTTTGTACATTTTCTGAATGCCATTAATTTTTCTTCTGAAGTGACCGTAACCACCTCTTATTGATGCTCCAGTCCATAACCAGCATTCGCTTGGATCACTACTTCTGTTTACTTTTAAAGCCCATCTTTCGATTTCTGTCTTCATGTTTTTCTCCTAAAAGTAGGATTATAACACATCGCGTATCATCTGTCAAGTCATTTTAAGTCATCCTTCATAGAGTCAATCAACGAAACAAGTCGATAGTATTGAACATGTTCCCTTTCTGCTTCCTTGTCCGCAGCATCAGCATGTCCTAGTGCAATGGCTATGTTAGCCTTGATTTGCAGCTCGATTAAGTACAGTAACTCATCTAACATCTCTTTAGTCATTCAGGAATACCTTTTAAACGTGTTTTAAGGGGCCTAGAAGGCACGATCGTGTTTAGGTTGACCTTCGCACTGTACCGAGGTTAAAATGGAGCCTCCTCGATGCCTTCTAAGGCTTTATGCTTTTGTGATTGCCTAAGCTTAGACAATACACTGGGATTAACCCAAGTATAATTAGGGAAAGGCCAATTAGGATGATCAGAAGCGTATCTGATGCATACAGTACCGTCTGCAGAGTCCCTGCTGACTATCTCACAAGGTTTACCATTGAAGTATAGCTGAATCATGTTTCAGTCTTTCCCTAAACGTTGTTTTCTACAATATCACCGCAAGCAATCCACAATAGGCGATCAAGGTTATCATCATGATCGGATAAATCATCAGCATCCCATGCGCCATAGTCTTTTAAAACACGGGCCACAATGTCAGGTTTAAGCTTATCCAATTGTCTGTTGATAGCAGGAATACCCCTAAGATCTTTAATGTCATTATCACACTGACCTTGATGGTAGCCTATATGAGCTTGTTTTTTAGTGATGTTAAGCTCGATAAGGCCATAAGAATCGCACCAATACATGTTAAACCCCTAAGAAAATAAGCACAGCGAACAATACACCGAAAGCACTACCACCAAGATACAACACAAAGTCATTAGATCTCATGTTTAACCTTTTTGGTTGGGTTCATCTTAAGATGAAATCATCGATAACGTAGGACCGAAGGCCCAACTTGCGCGCGGTTTGAAGGGCTAAAGATTCAGTAGTAAAGACGCCGATAACATCAACGCCTGATATAAGCACAAAGACTTGCATAATCTACTCTCCAGATAAGTCTACAATAGGGTTAATCCAATACTCTTCAGGTTCTAAACGATCAACGAAGTCTTCAGCATCGTCCAACGTATCAAACCTATCCAAATGTTCTAAGCCACCCTCCAAGCTTAAGTAGTACGTTACCAGGTAGCCTACGATTTTCATACTTGCTCTTCCTCTTCCGATTCTTCTTCGTCTTCGTCGTCAGTATCAGCAATGACTAACTGATCAGCAATAGCCCACCAGTCAACATCAGACAAAAACGCTAAAGCATAATCACGCGCAAGACCTTCGTTTGATGTTGCCTCAATTAATTCTTCAGCATATTCCTGACAGGCATCCCTCAATTCTGACATGCAAGGTACAGATCTTCCAGTAAGCTCACGTGCTGTCATACCATCGAAGATCTCTAGATTGATTCTCCAAGTAGCGTAATTAGTCCAGCCGTTGTAAGTTGCTTTGTTCATGATTGTTTCTCCGTAGTTGACTTAGCGGAATTGCTTTGTCGATGTGTTCATACTAACTAGGTAATTTTGACTTGTCAAGGTACTTTGAGGCCTATCCGATGAACGGACAATAACCCAGAATGAACGGTAGTGTTGTTCGGATACAACAGTTTCACGTGGAACAACTGCACTGGTTGCACAGTCTTAGGTGTCATTGTAGGTGTCAACCAAGTGTCATTGTAGGTGTCAACCAAGTGTCATTGTAGGTGTCATTGTAGGGTGCTTCACTAATACACCCTTTACCTGCACAGCTACTCTTTTCCATCTGCACAGCCTGCACAGTTACCAGCACAGACTGCACAGCCTTTGCAGTAACTTACGTTAACTTACGCTATCTTGCTGCTATCTTGCTGCTATCTTGCAGCATCTCCATTGTATTCTGTATACAGTATACGGCATAGGGGGAGGGGTAGAGTTGTGTAGTAGATTGTTGTGGTGCTACCTAGCCTCAAAAAAGAGCAAAATAGACAATGCTAATGATAATCCATTACTATTAAGAAATCTCTTAAGAATCAATAGGTTATCTATAAAGCCTCTGCGGAGCCTATGACACCATGTTAATGGAGTCCCGCTAAAGCCTTGATTGATATGTAGTCTGCACTGAATCTGCACTGATTCAAACACAGTATGCGCTGACAATAACCCTACAGTAGTAGTCAAGACACTTTACAACAATATCCTTTGTATGCTACAATAAGTCCTTCTATGTAGGCTATGAACAAAACATCGTATAAAAACTAAATAATAGTAGACATATAACTTATCGTCATACACTACATTGTAGATACATAAAATTATATACACCTTACAGTCCTGCCTTCCGGCAGAGAAACTATATAGAGGTAGTGATGTCCGAAATTAAAACTGAAGTTATATCTGATCTTTGTTCGCTACCTTCATCGGTCAGCCAGGATGTCGTGGCAGTCAATGAAGAAAAGAAAGTGCCTGTCAAAAAAAGAAAAAGAGGAAGACCTAAGAAGGAAGAAGTACAGAAGTACATTAAGAGACCTAAAAGAGGTAGACCTCCTGGTGAAGCAGCAAGGATTAAAGAACTAACAGCTTCGCTGTTGCTGACACACTCACAGGCTATCATCAGAAAGATAGTACATAAGGCTCTTAATGATGAGGATAAGGATCAGATGGCAGCGCTGAAGCTGTGTGTTGATAGGATGTTGCCAGTAAGTTACTTTGAGGATAAAGGTGCTGGCGGAGGCTCTAGAGCCATTACCATCAACATCACTGGAGTAAACGATACCCCAGTAGAGATGATTGAACATGAACCTGTTGAAGTAGAAACTACCTTGATAGACTACGAAGAAGAAGACAATGGATCTACAAGTTAAGTTACTACCGTGGCAGCAAGAGGTCTTCAAAGACCCTGTAAGGTTTAAGATCATCGCTGCTGGTAGACGTACAGGTAAATCTAGGTTAGCAGCTTGGACACTGATCATAGAGGCTCTACAGACTGATAAAGGTCATGTCTGGTATGTAGCACCAACGCAGGGACAAGCTAGAGATATTATGTGGACTACGCTGTTAGAGCTAGGACATCCAGTCATCAAAGGTAGTCATGTTAACAATATGCAGATTACGTTGGTGAATGGAGCAATGATATCGCTAAAGGGTGCTGATAGACCAGAGACAATGCGTGGTGTTAGTCTTAAATACTTAGTGATGGATGAGTATGCAGACATGAAGCCACAGGTGTTCGAACAAATCCTTAGACCTGCTTTAGCGGATCAGAAGGGTAGAGCAATGTTCATCGGAACACCAATGGGTAGAAATCATTTCTATGAACTGTACAAACTAGGTGATAGTGGTAAGGATCAACATTACAAGGCATGGCACTTCACTAGCTTTGATAATCCATTGTTAGACCCTGAAGAGATTGAAGCTGCTAGAGGATCAATGTCTAGCTTTGCTTTCAGACAAGAGTTCATGGCATCGTTTGAGGCTGCACAGTCGGAGATCTTCAAAGATGAATGGATTAAAATTACTGACGAAGAACCTGAAGATGGTAACTACTTCATTGCGGTGGATCTTTGTGGTTTTACGGATTCATCTCAGGCGAATAAGACGAAAAACTCTAAGTTGGATGAAACAGCGATAGCCATTGTTAAGGTTAACACTAAAGGCTGGTGGGTTGCTGACATACAGTATGGTAGATGGGATGTCCGAGAAACAGCAGTGAGGATATTAAAGGCTGCTAAGGACTACAGAGTTAATGCGGTAGGGATTGAGAAAGGTGCTCTGAAGAATGCAGTGATGCCTTACATGAATGATCTGATGAGGAGATTGAACTACTATCCTCGTATTGAAGAGTTAACACACGGTAATAAGAAGAAGACAGATAGGATTGTTTGGTCACTACAAGGACGATTTGAACACGGTAGGATTGTACTGAAAGAAGCTGATTGGAATAACAAGTTTATAGACCAACTGATGCAGTTTCCTGATAGCAAGACTCATGATGACTTAATAGATGCTGTTAGTTACATTGATCAAATACAGGTAGCAGATTGGAATCAGAACTTGAATGAAGAAGAGTACGAAGTCCTAGACACAACAATAGGTTGGTGACAATGAAATTTGAATCTGAAATCACACCTCAGAATGCCTTAGTAGCCTTCGTCATGGATCGTTGTAACGATTGGCGTAACTACAGGGATGAGAACTACATGGATCGCTGGGATGAGTATGAGCGTCTCTGGCGAGGTCTTTATGCTGATGAGGATAAAACAAGGGATTCTGAGCGTTCAAGGCTTATTAGCCCTGCCCTACAGCAAGCAGTAGATAACAAACAAGCTGATCTTGAAGAAGCTGTGTTCGCTAAAGGTGTATTCTTTGACATCAGCGATGACATCAGTGATCAGGATAAGACTGATGTTGAGAAGATGAAGTCTTTGTTGTCCGAAGATTTCAAGAAAGATAAAGTACGTAAGAACATTGGTCAGATCATGACCTTAGCAGAGATCTATGGTACTGGTATCGGTGAGATCATTGTCAAACAAAAGAAGAGTCTAGCACCAGCAACACAGCCTACAGCACAGCCTGGATTGGCTATGATTGGTGTTAATACTAACTATAGAGTATCGGTAGACTTAAAACCAATCAATCCACGTAACTTCCTTGTTGATCCTAACGCAACCACCATTGATGATGCAATGGGTTGTGCTATCGAAGAGTATGTAGGTAGACATGCAGTCATCAAAGGCATGGAAGATGGTGTTTATAAAAAGGTTGCTATCGGCGAAGCATCCTTAGACACTGACCTAGAGCCTAATCAAGACTTAACTTACTATCAATCAGATAAGGTATTACTACTTCGTTACTATGGTTTAGTACCTAAGAAGTTGTTAGATAACCCTGATGACTTATCTTTTGAAGATGATGAGTTGTATTCAGAGATGGTAGAGGCTTTGATCGTTATTGCTAACGGAGAAGAT